CGTGTCCAGCGCCGAGGCTGCGTCCTTGATCACGCCGAGCGCGATGGCGTTTGCGGCTTCGTTGCCGGGCGTGATGGCTTCGACGGCTTCGGCGAAGGTGTTCATATTGGCCTTGACCGTCTCGCCCAGCAGGAGAAACTCTGCATCGCCTCCAACGTTGACCGTTGCATCCGTCTTGGGCGCGTTCAGGTCTACGTTGCCGGCGGCCTTCGCATGCACGCTAGCCTGATCGCTCCCGTCCTTCTTCGCGTACAGCATGGCATCGCCCGAGGCGAGCGTTTCGGGCCGGTGCGCGCGGTCATTCTCTGCGACGACCACCGCGCCCTCGCCAGCGCCAAAGGCGACCATGGCGGCCTCGCCGCCGGCGGGCGGCCTGGACGTGAAACCGAAGTGTTGCCAAAACTCGTGACGGTTCTTCACGTCGCCGGCGTCGCCCTCGAGCTGTGCCGAATAGGTGGCGTCGACACCCGATGCGAGCAGCGCGCGGCGAACAATGGAGCGAGAGAGGCGGCCGATCGCTGCGTCGACGCGCTTGTTGATTTCCCGAATCAGGCTCACCCCAGCCACCCGTTTGGATGCAGGGTCAGGACCGATCGCGCGCCTTCGCTTCCTTCGCTGAACTTGCGAGACCTCATCCAGAAAACTCCCTCAATGCCCGTGACTTCGTCGATCACGTCGACGCGCTGGTCAACATCGTACAGCACAGGGGGCGCGGTGTCCTTGAACGGCGTTCCGTAGTGGCCTCCCACCGTGTACTCCATCGTTAGCCCGTCCATCGCCTGGCGGGAAACCAGATCCTCGGCGCGCTGCTTTGCCTGGGCGATGGTTCGCAAATCCCCGTCGGTGACGATCAGCTTTCGGCGATCGTCAACCTCGGCATCGATCACGGTCGACTTGCGGTGAGACGACTTGCCGAAGTTGGTTTTGTCGTTGGCTCCGGACCCGGCGACCTTCGTCGAGTTGTAGCGCCCGCGCCATGACTCCCGGCTTCCGCCCGAGATCACGTTGTTCTCGCTGGTCCTCGGGCCGGACACGAAGCGCCGGATCTTGTGCAGCGGTTCCTGGGTGTAGTTGGGTCGGGCTATGAGTCCGGTCCCGTCGCTGCGATGCCAGATCAGGAGGCCATCTTTTTCGGCGATGCGCTGAACTACTTCGGCTTGCGTGTCGCCGGGCTCGATCTCGATCGACTGGTGGATCGCCAGCGCGATGTTGTCGGCCACGTTCCACGTTTCGACCCAGTCGCCGATCAGGCGTTCGGCGAGCGTCTTCAAGGTCATGGGCCCGACGGTTCCCGGGTCGGCCGAAACGTCGGCGCTGGGGCCGAAGCCGTCGCGCCCTGTGACGGCGATCGAGTTACCGTTGGCATCTCCGTCAATGTCGACGTCGTCAACGAAGCCGCGCGAGACGGTCACGCCGTCAATGATGACCTCGGCGACCTGGCCCGGAGCTATCTTGCCGGCCAGCGCGCCGCGCCGGTTCGGAGATTCGAGGCTCCATGCGTCAGCCCATTGCGTGACGTCGTTGGCGATCGTCCACGATTGCCAGCCCAGGAACTCGACGTCATCGAGCAACAGGCGAACATCCAAGACTGATCGCGGGCGTGCCATCTATTCGGTGAAGACCCGGAGCACGGTTCCGGTGGGGATCAGGTTCGGATCCTCGACGTCGTTCATATCGAGGATCTCGTCGGCCCTGGAGAAATCCCCATAGAGGATATGCGCAAGCATGGCGACGGAGAGATCGCCGACAACCTCGTGGCTTCGAAGCGGCGGCTTGTCGCTCAACACGGACTCGGCTAGGAGCTTGGCGCCGGATGCGATCAGACTCAGCGACCGGGTCAGATCGTACGCTTCGACGTCGTCGTGATTCTGGCGCGCGACCACGATCGCGTCACTGGACTTCTGGCGCACGCGATCGGCAAAGACGTCGGCCGTGCCGCTGTCGTCCTCGACGTTGGCGACCATGTCGAGCGCCGCGGCGTTTGCGTCGTCTGCTGCATCTTCGACAGCGGTTGAATTCGGCGCGTCGGGCAGCGCTGCTATTGCAGCCTCGACGTCTTCGGTGAGCGATGTCAGATCGTTCTTGAGCGTTGTTACTGTTTGGATCTTCCCGGGCTCCGCGTCTAGCCCGTCCTCGACGATCTCGAGCTCTACCGTGGCCATGTCCCGCGCGCTGTGCTCGTGCCGAACGGAATCGATCGACGCCCTGGCGGTCCAGGTGCCAAGCAGCGGATGCGTGAAGCTTTCGGCCTCACCGTTGGCGACGACGTTCCGAAGCGCGTCTAGGCGGCCGAGGTAGCCGTCTCCGATGAAGATGGCAGAAACGCGCGTGCTGCGGGCCTCGCGGCCGAGGTCTTCGAACTCTTCGCCATCGCGATACGGGATCGGGTAGCGGCCCCATCGTCGCTTGTCGAAGGTGTCGTCGGTCGACTGGACGTGGAACTGCACGCCGCCGAAGATCACGGGAACCAGGTTTGCCCATTCACTCATCTTGCGGGCCCCCTTCCGATCTCCACCTCTACTTTGTCCACGCCGCCGGCGGGCTTGATCACGATGGCGCCCTTGAGAGCGTCGGTGATCGCGCCGCCGAGCGCCTTCATGGCTTCAGGCGAGAGCCCTTGCGCGGCGCCCTGGGTGGCGAGGATCTTCCTGATGTTCTCTTCGTTCAGGGCCACCTTCTCGCCGCCGCGCGTCTCCACGGTCTTGACCCCGGACTTCGCGAGCTGGGCGAGCTCGCGCGCCTGGCTGACCACTGCGCCCTCTCCGATCTGCTTGGTGAACTTCTTCACCCGCTCGTCTGCGGCCCGCTTGTTGAACCCTACGAGCGCATCAGAGACCTTGTCGGAGAGCCCTAGAAGGTTGTCGAGCATCGAGCCGAACTGGAATCCAGCCGTCGCGACACCGGCAAACATGCCGATGATGCCGGTTGCCTGCAGCGCCTTGCCGGTCTTGCTTGTCGCGGTCAGCAGCCCGCCGAAGCCCTTCTTTGCTCCAGCGCCGCCAGCGCCCGCTCCGCCTGGACCGAGGCCGAAGCCGGCGGCCTGGAATGCGTTCGCCCCGGGGAGGTTGACCACGAAGACGGGTGTCACGCCGCCAGCGCCACCAACGCCCGGCGCGGCGCCAGCGCCCCCCCGCGCCTTCGTGATGAAGCCCAGCAGGCCACCCAAGATCTTCGGCCCGATCTTCGCTGCAGCGATTCCAGCGACGGCAAGACCTGAAGCAGCGGCGGGGCTCTTCACGATGCGCTTGAAGATGTCGGTAGCGGCAACGTCGACCGCATTGCCGAGCTTTCGCAGCGCGCCTTCAAGATCTTCGGCCTCTTTGCTGATGCCGCCGCGGACCAGCGCGAGTTGCCTCTCTGTGCCGGCGCGCGTCCCGGTCGCCTTTCTCGTGCGACCGATAGAGCTACCGGCCTTGAACTTGCCAGTATCGAAGTCAAAGGCGCCCTTGAACGCCAGGGCTAGCTTCTGGCTTTCCTCGGTGAAGATGCTCGAGAGCCCGTTCTTGCCTTCGACCTTGCCCTTTGTGCGCTTCAGAATCTGCGCCATCAGGGTCTCGGTGTCGCGCATGCCCGTCTCGTCAAAGACGTTGATCTTGTCCTTGCCCTTGCCGAGCTTCGCCGCTGATTTGCTGAGGTCACGAAACAGAGCGAGCACGGCGGTTCGCGCATCCTCTGGCCCCTTCGCGAACCCGCCGGCGAGTTGAACCAGGCGGCCGACCTTGGCCACGCCCTCAACGCCCTCGAATGCCTTACCCATCTTCGAGGCCGTGCCGACCAGCGCGCCGATCTCTTTGTCGAGGCCGTTCATGGCGATGGTTCCGGCGTCGGCCTGCTCGGAGAGGATCCGGAGCGCCTTGATCGTTTCGGCCCCAGTAAATCCCTGCTCGAACAAGCGGCCCTGAACCTGGGCCAGGTTCTTCTGCTCGGCGCCGGTCGCCTTGGCGATGCGAGACATTTCGGCGAAGGTCCGCATGGCGGCTTCAGTGTGGCCGCCGAGATCCTGGTAAACCTCGATTGCCTCGAGCCCGGCATCCTTGTTCAGGTTGAGCGACGTCGAAACGGCCCGGATCTCATTGTCTAGCTTCACCATGTCCGCGGTCGAAGCGCGCATTTTCCCCTGGAGCTCGCCGAGACGCTTCTGATACGAGATGATCTTCTTTGTCCCCGCCACAATTCCGCCACCGGCGAGCAGGGCAAAGAGGCCGCGGGCGCTAGACTTCATGCCAGCGAACGATCGGCGCATCTCCGAAGACGTCTTCTTCGACGTGCGCCCGATGCCGGTTAGCCTCTTGTCGACATTCTTCAAGGCCCGACCGACGCCCTTTGCGCCGGTTGCACCTAGCCTTAGAAAAACGCCGCGTTGAGCCATGGCCTATCCCTCGTCGGGCGGGAGCTCGAGTCCCTCGTCGGGCGGGAACTCGAAACCTTCCTCGAGCTTCTCTTGAAAGTAGACATGCCAGCGGGTGAAGTATGCGCGCTCTTCGGGGGTCACGCGGCTTCGAACTTCGTTGGCGCTCTTGAAGAGCCGGCCCTCCGGACTCGTCGCTTTCGGCTCGAGCAGCATCAGGTAGCAAGCCTGGACCTGCTCCTCATCCTGAAGCATCTCAGCGTTGAAGAGCAGACCCAGATCCTGGGAGCGCTTCCGAAGGCGGTCACGCGCAGCCACGAGCGAGTCTTGGAAGTCCTCGCACATGAGCATCATCACGCCGACCTCGTCGGTGCCGCCGGGCCACTTGACTTGCCGAACGTCTCGCGCGCCCTGGGGCTTCAGTCTGTCGATCGTTCTATCATCTGCCACTGTAGCCTTGCCTCCCTGTCTTCATCGAGAAAGTCGTCTGTCGGCGTCTTTACCTTGTCGCCACCGTACCACTCTTGCCATGCGCTTCGAAGCGAAACGAAATACGACACTTGCCCGCGCGTGAGATCGATTGCTGCGCTCCCGTAAAAAGTAGAGGCGTCGTCGGCCTGCATCGCCAGCACGGCATCGGACATTGCGCCAGGGTGATCGATGACCCCCTTTCGAACCCAGCGCGAAAGATCTTCAGGCGACGGCCACGCCCTACGCTGGACGACGAGCCACCATTGATAGAGGCAACGAAGGGCCACGGGGGTAACGCTGGCGCCCAGCTTTCTGGGATCGACCCGAAGCGACGCGGCGACGATTTCAACCACGGCGCGGTATTCGGACAGGCCGGCGGCTACTTGGTCCTCTGTCACGCCAGCGGCGTCAACAGCGGCGTCGGATAGTGGATAAAGAGAAAGATGCCTGAGGCCCTCGGCGGTCTGCCAGGGGACCTCTATCGGAAGGGCGAGCTTGACGGCGCGAACGTCCACACGATCAGGAGATCGCCCGACGCCAGACCATGAGCTCGATCGAGCGCGATGCCTTCTCGCCGGTGCTGGCCGAGTTGGGCGCCTTGGCGACAACGCCCTTCTGGTAGGTGTGCGTGCGGCCGTTTCGGAAACGGACAGTTGTGATCACGTTTTCCTTCGTCTCTTGGAGATCCTCCCAGTCGATGTCTGCGGAGTCGCCTTCCCGCATGGGGATCTCGAGCGTGATCGTGGTCTTCATGTTGCCGTGGCTGACGCCGAGCGGTTCGTTGTCCTCGGTCATGCCTTCGACGAATTCGGTGCTGTCGTCGGGATCGATCTCCACCGACTCGGCAACGGCGGTCTTGCCGTTGACGTTCACGAAGGCTCTGCTGATTGGGTCGCCGGTGGCCATGTCTCTTGCTCCTGTCGGGGTGCGGTTGCGGGTCCTGCCCGGTGCGCGCTAGCTCGCTATGATGTAGCCCTGTCGACGTAGGTCTTTCGGAACGCCTTCTGGTGCGCGGTGCGGGTCGGGAAGAACTCGAACCCGTGATCGATCCGGTCGGGGTTTCCGCTGTTGATCTGTGAGAAGTTGCTCCCCGCCTTGATCGCCTTCTTCACGCCCTGCAGATAATCCTGGGCGTCCAGCTCGAGCAAGATCCCGTTGAGCGTCGCCGTCGACAGCTCCGGGGTAAGGGTGTCGGGCGATGCGCTCGGGCTTTCGGTCTTGAGCAGGGCGGACTTGAACTTGTCGAAACCGGCGATGATCGATTCGTCTGTGAAGTCGGAGATCTTGATGATTCGCGTATCGCGGAAAGCGATCGGCACCGTCTGGCGCGTGGTGACGTTGCGCACGATGGACGAAACGCCCGTCGCCGAGTCGATGGCGATCGGGGTGACGCCCTCTTCGAGGTTGAGCTCGATCTGGTTCTCGGCGATCCGCTTCGTCGAGTCGACCACGGGCGGCAGCCCGTCGATCTTCTCGCCGGCGACCGAGAACTTGATCCCCTTCTTTGCTTCGACGGCGGCGAGCATCGCGGCCAGCTCCCAGAGCGGCCACACGCTTTCTTCCTGGTGGATGACTTCCATCCGGTAAGAGTCGCGGTTCTGCGCGTCGGTCTGCACTCCCGAGTCGTTGGCCACGCTGGCATGGATGCCGGTCCCCCACTTCTGGTTCGCGGGCAAGGACTGGCTTTCCTGGTGTGCTTCGACAGCTCCCGCGGCCGTGTCGTCGTCGGTGTCCAACACGATGAAATCGAACCGGCTCGCCGTGATGCCTGCGAGCTGCGACGTCGGATCGCCGTCAGTGGTCCCGCTCGCCATGGGGGCGCCGATCCCGCCCTGATCGAGCGTGGTCCCAATGCCTGGGGTGATCTCCGTTCGGACACGGAGCGAGTTTCCGGCCGCGCCGGCGGAATCCGCGGTGAGCACGACAAGGCCCGGCGTGCTCGCAGTTGCCGTCCACTGGCGATCCGGAACGGCGTTCACGGCGGCGATCATGGCTGCCGTAATGTCGGCGATGACGTCGCCGCTTGCGATGGCGATCTCTGCCTTACGTCCCGCCACGAAGATCGCAGCCTTGCCGGCCCCTGTCGCGTCGACCGCGAAGGTTGCCGTTAGCGTGGCATCTCCGCTGCCCTCGGCGTAGGGCATCCCGGAGACCTTCGCGCGCGGGAAGATCTTGAAGATCCGCTTCAACATGGCCACGCCTCGAGAGAGCGTGCCGAACAGATCGACCGCGCGCTGGACGCTGGTCAGATCGTAGACCTGGCCCACTATGCCGGTAGCGCCTGAGATGATCGGAGACAGCAACAGGATCTCGACGCGATCCGACGCCAGCGAGTCGAGCCCGCCCTCGAAGTCCGTTTCGATCTGGGTGGTCGGGGTGAGCTGATCGATGATCTGTTCGAAGTGGATATCGGCCATGTGTCTCGGGCTCCTGTTGCCGGCTACTGGCCGGTGCGGTGGTTATCCTTCGTCGGGGTCGTCAGCGAAGTAGCCGTCAGTTTCGGCCGACAGCGACGGCGGCGCGTCCAGCGGGGTGGTGACACTCTCGGGCGCCGGGATCACCTTCGGAACGAGCTGGCCAGAGATCGCGGCCTGCAGATCCTTTACGGGGTCTCTGCTGGCCTCGCGCTTCATCCTGGCGAGCAGGGCCGGGTTTGGCTGCGGGAGATTGGCCCCGTCGGTGATCTCGATGTTGCCGCTGATCATCATCTTCAGATGCTCGGGCGTGACAACGATCGGCGTGGCTTCGTGCTCGAAGAAATGCCGCCGCCCACCGCCGCCCGGTCGCCGCACGCGAGCCATACCCGCCTGGCGCTTGTCGGGCAGCGCGCACGCCTTGACCAGAACCCTGCTGCCGATCTTCGGTAGATTGTCCATGCTCGCCCCTTCCTATGGCAGCTCGAAGACGCCGCCCGCCGTGTCTGGCGGCTCGTCGCTCTTCGGCGTTACGTTGTCGCCCTCGAAAAGATCCGGCGGATCGCTGGGGTTCTTGACGAGGCCGAGTGTTACCAGTGTCGTCGTCACTGCGTCATCATACAGATCCACGCCGCGGCGCGCAGTAAATTCCACCTGGCCTATCCAGCGGCCTGGCTCCATTTGTACCGCTTGGGTGTGCCGAAGGGCTATGACCTGGGTTGCTCCGGTGACCTCGGCCGCGCGAATGCTCAGATAAAGCGCCCAGTCTTGAAGCTCTTCGACCCCTGGATCGGTCGCGAGATCTGAATCATGCTCACCGCCTGTCCACCGATCAGCGGGTGCGCTCGAGCGTCCAGCGACCGCGAAGACGGTGTAAGCAAGCGTGTCGTCGTAAGATTGCTCGCCCGCCGAGTCCAGCGCGTAGACGCCGCCGCCGTAGAAGACCAGCAGCATTGGCCCTCCGGCGCCGGTGGCGATAGCGCGCTTGAGCGTCGCTTCGTCGTCGTCCTGGATCCGCTTGACGGTCTTGACTGGGGTCAGCGTCTCGAGCGCAGAAACGATCGCGTCCGTGATCGTGCCCGGGGTGACGCCGAAGTGTACGGCTTTCATGCGAACGGCTCCGCCAGGTGCTCGAGCACGGTATCTGCCGCTTCGTCCATGTCTTCGGGCTGAGGGGTCAGAAAGTCACGGTGCATCCGGTCCTTGCCCTTTTGATGAAAGACGGCATAGCGCACGGTCGTTCCCCAGCGCACGAAAGTCTGGCCCGCTCGATAGTGCACAGCGTTTCGCATTCGGTTCGAACGCTTCAGGGGGCCGTTGTTCTTCCCGATCCTGACCTTCTGGGCGATCGTGGACTTCATGAGCCGTGCCCAGCGCGGGCGCCCGCCGCTGTCGAAGTTCTCTTGCGCGCTGACCACGAAATCATTTCCGATGACCTCGTATGCCGGGCGAAGGTTCGCAGCTCGGCGCTGGCCCTCTTGAAGGGCTGCGAGCATCCGCGTTGCGTCCAGTTTGATGTTGTCGGCCATGCCTAGAAGTCTCGCAGCGTTCCCGTCGGCCCGCCAGTGAACATCTGGGCCGGCCCGTCCGATACCGCAAGGGTGTTCTCCGAGGCCGGGCTTTCGGTCGTCTGGCCAAGCTTCTGCTTGCCGCTGGAGATGCGCTCGAGCTGCTTGATCCGCATCTTGTAGGCTTCGACAATGTCGTCCGGCATCCCGAACTGATGAGCCCGGCGCCAATGCAGGTAGTAGGTCGTGAGGTCGACAGCGATCGGCGAGATGATCCCCGGGGTGGGCGAGATCGGGACCGCGTAGACCACCTGTAGATAGGAGTCGATCTCCTCTGAGGCCGTTTGCTCGCACTCGTCAAAGCGCGCTTCGTTCGTGGCGTCGAAGGTCCCCGTAGCGTCGTCGTCCACCAGATCCAACACGAGCTGTGCCGGGATCCTCTTTTCAACTTCGGCGCGCGTCGTGTACGGCATCGGTTCCCCTCAAAAAGTGACCCCCGGCTAGGCATGCGCCGGGCCGGGGGTCGGTGTCTCGTTATGGCCCAGTCGGCCTTGAGAATCGGATTACGCGGAGCCGTCGGACCCCCAGATGTACATCGGCATCCCACACGATTCCGTGCGCCACGCCTCGGTACCGTAGACGATGATCCGCTCTTCGAAGTTCAGCTTGTCCGTCTCGGCGTCGGCGGCGATCAGGCCTGGGGCGCGCGGGTGCTTGAAGACGGCGAGCGGCTTCATGGGCTCGCCAGCTCCGAGGGAGGCGATTCCCCACCAGCCCGTCTTTCCGCTGCCGAGGTCCAGCTCGAGCGGCGCCAGCGTGCCGAAATGCTGGTTCGTCCCGCCGCCCGACAGCTCCGAGCGGCCGAGCAACTTCGTCACGGTCGGCAAGAGCGCCGTGTGGTGCCACAGGTGCGTCGGCCTGATGCCGAGCTGATCGCCGGTGACCGGATCGGTGAAGCCGGCCATCGCCACCTTGGCCGTATCGAGCGCGGTCCCGGCGACATCGAGCACCAGATTGCTCTTGTTGTCGCCGAACGTGTGCGAGTCGTCGAACAGCGGCTCACCGTCGAAGCACAGGTAGGTGGCGCCGGCGAAGCCGTCCATGATGACTTCGAGGATCCGGCGGTAGGTCAGCAGCATGACCTCGCGGGCCATCTGCTGGATGCCCTTGGTGTAGCCCGCCAGAAGGTCGAACATGATGTCATCGCGCTTGACGTCGACGGTCGACTCGAACGGCTTGAGCGTCACGTCGAAGCCCTCGGCCTCGAGCTCGCGATGGACGCGTGGCCCGAGCCAGTGGCGCATGATCGGCGCCGAGGTCCACCAGCGCATCTTGGAAACGAATGCGGTGGTGCTGAACTCCTCGGCCAGCAACATCGCGTCCTGGACGTGCTTCGGCAGATTGCTGTTCTGGAGCGAGCGCTTGAAGATCAAGCGGAACGTCTGACTGGCCGCCCTCATTTTGTCGCGTTCGAGCATTGTCCTTTTCTCCCTTGGTTGAGCCCGATCAGTGGGCGGCGGTCCCTTACGTTGTCCGGCCGGGCCGGTTTAGATCAGGTCGAATACGGCGAAGCCGGCCAGGTCTTCGGCCGATGCGCTCGAGTCGTCGTCGGCCGTGACCGTGATCTCGGTCGCCGCCAGGTACGCGGCTCCCGCGTAATCCTCTTTGTCAAACTCGGTCGCGGTCAGGGTGGGCGCCGTGAGCGTGGTCGTGCCATCGGAAATGCTGACGACAAGAGAGGTCGTCGCGGCCACGGACAGGTTGATGTGAACCGCCCTGAGATACGCCAACCGGTTGAACTTCCAGCGGGCGATCTGGATCGCCGTGGCGCCAAGAACGGCGTCGCGGGAAAAGTACATATAGACCCGCTCCCGGGTCTCGGTGGTCGCCGGAACGATATCCACGTAGACCTTGGAGTCGATGATCGCGACGATGATCCCGCAGAACACGTGGCCCGGCGTAGTCGTGATCGTCTGGTTGTCCGAGACGTAGACGCGGGCGCCTATGTCGGTCTTGTCGAGCCCGGACGACGCGAACGAGAACACGCCCTCGGTCTGCAGCTCGGCGGTCAGGTCGGCGATGCTGCCGTTCGTGTTGTCGACCGTGGAAGTACCGTTGACCGGGTCGCCACGGCTGATGCCGGCGAACTTCGTGTCAACGGTGTTGGCGCCGTCGAGCAGGTTCCCCGCCGCGTTCCTGATGATCAGGGTCCCCTGGTACAGCTTGGCGGTGGCGGCGAGGTCGTAGGCAAAGAGCTTGCTTCCGGCTTTGTCGATGCTTCGATCCTGGGCGATGGCCGTCATTGTCTTTTCTCCGTCAAGGGGCGGCTCGCGCCCGGGGGATTCGTTACCGGTTTACCGTCCAGGCGTCGCCTAGTTTACGAACTCGGCGCCGTGCTTCTCGATGTCTTCGTCGGTCAGGCCCGCAGACTGCGCCGCGGCGAGCTGGGCCGGGTTCAGGTCGGCGAGCGTCTTCGGAGCCGTGCCGCCGATCGTGCCCTCGCGCCGATGCGTCTCGGCGACCTGCTCACCACCGGCCACCCAGGGCTCTGAGGTATCCATGATGGCTGCGAAGCCCACGGGATCGGCCTCGGCATGCTTCAGGCACGCCTTGAAGTTGTCGGTACCGTCGGCGCCGACCTTGCGCGCCGCCTGGTACTTGCGCACCAGCTCGAGCGCGGTCTTCTTGTCCTCGGTGTCCTTGAAGCCCTTGATCGTGGCCTCCATGGACGCGATCCGCTCAGCCGAACCGTCGGCCGCCGTTGACCGCGTGGTCAGGGTCAGGATCTCGGCCTTGGCGGCGGCGATGTCCTTGACCTTGTCGCCCAGCGCGGCGAAGACCTCGCCCAGCGTCTTGCCGCTGATGTGCAGCGCCTTGACCGCGTCGGCGATGGCATCGGCATCGGCGTCATCGGCCAGCCCGAGGATTTTGCGAAGCTCTTTGATCTGCGTCTCGTCCATGGTCTCTTGCTCCGTCTCGGGCTCGACCAGCGCCAGCGCGCCAGCCATGCTGTTTAGAGTGACTTCGGGCAACTCGTGCAGGAACGGGTGGTTCGTCAGGGCGACGCTGTGAAGCGATGCGCCGCTGACCTTTCCGCTCACGCGGTCCCGGGTTTGCCAGTTGATGGTTGGGCTCTTGTAGCGATATTCCTTGGCCCGGATATAGGCTGCGCCCCGCTCGGTCCATTCGGTGCGCGCCCAGAGCTCCTTGCCGCCCTTGTCGTTCGTTCGAAGGTCCAGCTCGTTGATCCAGCCAGCCGCCGGCGCACGGTCCATCGTCAGAGACTGGTGTTCGTAGTCGACCACGAGCGGGATCTTCCGCGCGTCGAAGTGGTCGGCCATGCTCTGCAGCGTGTCGCTCGTGATCCGGAAGGGCCCCTGCCAGTGGCCTTTCCAGGCGCCCTCGAGCGCGACCAGATGCCAGGACACGTCGCCGATCGCCGTGGGAAGCTCCTGATCGGCGAGTGCGATTCCGTCAAGGATCGCAAACTTCGACTTGGCGAGAATCCTGGCTAGCTTTTCGGCGGGGGTCACGGGGGACATTACAGGCGCGCGCAATGCGATCTGTCAACCCCCGAAAAAATGGGGCCGATCGGTTCGCAGTCCGATCGGCCCCTACTGGCTCGGATGACGCGGGTCCGTTTCGCGCCAATGCAACCTCACGCTAGGCGGCCTGACCGTCGGATGTCAACGCTTGCGGCGTGTCTTCTTCGGCTCTTCGAGCCACGCGCCAGGGTTGCTCGCGAAACCTTCGTCCGGATCCACGCCGCGGCTCGAGCTGGCCGAGGCGATCCCGCGCTTCTCAGCGACGCGCTTTGAAATGGCGTCGACGCGGCACCGGCAGCGGAAACCGTTTGTGGGATACCACGTGCCCCAGATCTGGTGATCGCGCTGCGCGGTGAAGCCTTCCATGGCCTTATGGGAATCGCGCACATTGTCATCGCCAACGGTGCGATACACCAGGAACGGGCGAGCCTTGATGATCGCCGGCGACTGCTGCTGGCGGAACCGCCCATGCTGGTACGAGCCAAAAACGTTGGTCTCGAAAACGGTGTCCAGGTGGTGTCGGCCGCGGCCAGTCACGCCCATCCGGTCAAACATGCCCTCTGTCTGTGCGATCCACTCCGCTTGCGGAATGCCCAGCTCGATGGCGTCGGCGAGCGAGTCTTTCACGCGCTGGCGGGTGTACTGATTGTGATCGCCGGCGATCGTGAACGCCTTGATCCGCATGGCATCGGTGAGCCGCTTGAAGGCCCGCGCGCTCATGACCGACCGCTTCAGGAACTCTTCGATCGCCTCTTTGAACGGCAGTGTCACCCAATCGAAGATGGCGAACTGCGTCTGGCCCTTGAAGTCCAGAAAGACCTCTGCCCGGCCGTGCAGGTTCGCCAACAGCGTCTCTTCGTAGGTGACCCGCTCGTATTCTTTGCGGTCGGCCCACTCTGCTTCGTCGAGCGACGCCGAGGCTGCTGATAGGGATGCCGACTTGACGACGTGGGCTGTAAGGGAGGCGTTCAGCCCTTCGGAGGGCGGGACCGCGCGGGTGGCGCCGCGGGTCGCGAGAGCCTCGACATCACCCAGGACAAGCTCTTTTTTTTTTCATCCTGGAGCGCGCGGAACGCAGCCTCGGCCTCTGTCGCCGTGCCGCCCGGGGTGAGAACCTCGTCACGCTCGACACCCTCGGGCAGCGGGCGCTTGTACTTGTCGGCGATGTAACCGGCGGTCACCGGCCAGCCCATGCCCTGGAGTCGTTCGTCGACCTCGGAGACCACCTGGAGATCTTCGATGTCGTCGAGCTCGAAACGAACGATCGGGATCGGAAAGTCGGGTCCCAGGTTCGCGATCACCATTGGCCGGCAGAGCTGCAGGCGAAGGGTCGCGGCGAGCTTCACCGAATCGTGCTCGGCCTGCTCGTACTCTTCGATCTGGTAGCTTTCCTTGATCGAGCGCGCGCCCTTGTCGCCCTGCGTCGTCGCCATCGTGTTGCCCATGATGACAACCGAGATCTCGTCGTTGCAGTGCTTGATCATGACCGGGTGCGGGGCCTCACCCTTCGTGCCGTTCATCTCCAGGACCTCGATCGTCCCGTTGTTCGGGAAGATCGCGTAGTGGTCCTTGCCCATGTCCCGGACAGCTTTCAGCAGGGCGTTCTGATCATCCTTCGGTGTGCCGGGCTCGTAACGGCCCTGGCGCGGCGGGATCCCGAAACGCTCGAGCCAGATCGACAGATCGCCGTAGCCGAACGTTTTGAACATCTGGAACCAGACAACGCTCCTGAACATCGCAGCGCGGGCGAGCGGCTGACTGAACTGCTTGTGGCGATGCAGGAGCCACTGTCCCGCGGGGAACTCGTCGAGCGGCTTGCCGCGCGTGTCGTCGTCGGTGTTGATGAACACGCGATCGTGATCTTGCTTTTCGAACGCCGACGGGTCGCCGAGGTTGAACTGCACTTGCGGCCAGCTTATGAACCGGCGCGGCACGAACTGACCGCCGTCTTGCTCCCATGCGACCTGCGAAACGGCGAACGCTTTACCGATCGCGTCGCTCAGATCGTAGAGCCCGTCTGAGAAATTCTCGATGCCGCCCTGGCCGTTGATGCCCAGGAGCATCTCTTTGCAGAGGTCGGAAGCCTTCTCCGCCTTGGCGTCGCCTTCGATGGCCGGCGCGATGATCAGGGTCTTGCCGGTGACCATGGTCCGGCGTCGGAAGTAGAGCCGCGCCACCTTCGGATCGCGCTCGGTCTTCTCGAAGATCTCGTATTGCGTGACGGTGTCGCCCTGATCGGCGGCGGCCAGCGCATCGCCCAGGATCTCCGGGGTGACCTTCTGGCGGCCGAGGTTCGATGCGTAATCGTCACGCTTGCCCGACAGGAACACGCCTTGCTCGGGGAACTTGGCCAGCTCGGAGCTCGGTACGATGGGGGCGAATCGGGAGAGAGCGGACATGCCGCGCTCTGCGGCGGCTGAAAGACCTCGGCGGATGCTGTCCCGGATTCCCATGTTCACCTAGAAGCGCTCGCCTTCACGACCGCCGGAGTCCATCCTAGCACGGCCCGATCCCCGATATGCAAACGGGGTGTGGGTCAGGTGGTGCGTGTACAGCAAGTAACGCGTGGCGTCCATCGCGTGATCGCCGTCTTCGCCCTTCGGCTCTTCGCTGTCTTCCGGGAATCGATAGGCGTCCTGCTCGCGGTGCCAGTCGTGGAGCCATTCGCCGATGTGCAGGCGCGGCTGCCCGTCGTGTCGCACAGCGAGCAGGCCTCGAACGTATTGAACGCCGCTTTCAACGCTGCCCTTTCCCTTCTCCGCGAGCTGGACCGCGCAACCGGCCTTCTTCATCTCGGCCACGCCCTCGGGATCATGGTCCGTGTACCAGCGCCGGACCCCCCATTTGTCGGTCAACTCCCGGCCCTTCCTGGCAATCTGTGCTCGGGTCTTGCCGCGCTTGTACCAGAGGTCCACCAGATAGGCGCGGCCGTCACCGTCGAAGCCACCAACGACATGGGCGGCGGGGTTCGTGTGGCCGAAGTCCGTCCCACCGAAGAAGTTGCGGCAGTTAGAGCGCGCCCACGCTTCCGTGAAAGAGCAGTGAATGCCGGGGACCACGGGCCAGGCCACGCCCGCCAGGTCGAAGATCTCCGCGTCGAGATACTGGGCGGCCATCTCTTCGCCGTAGCTCGCGCGCAAGCCGGGCTCGAAGTCGTCGGGCAGTTTCTTGTTGTCGGCGGTCCTGGCGCGAACAACGAACCCTTCCTTTTTGAAGAGCTTCACCAGCCAGTTGTATCCGTCGGGGGTGGTCGTCGCGTAGACGCATCGGCGCACAGCGCGCGGGTCACGGATGCGCGCCTGCATGATGCGCCACACCTTCGCCTTGAGAAGGATCGCGGCTTCGTCGAGCCAGGCCCACGCCAGGTTGAGCCCGGAGAATCTACCGGGGCTGTCTGCGGAGCGAAGGAAGATCCGGCGCCCCGTCGGGTGCCAAATGAAACACTGATCGCTTTTCTTGTGGGTGTAGAGACTCGGGTGGATCCACTCTTCCCAGAGCGGAACGATCACGTCGCGGAGCATGGGGAAGGTGGGCGAAACGATCGCACCGTCGCACCGGGGATTGTCCTCCATCAAATAGACGGCTTCGTGGATTCCGGTGAGCGTCTTGCCCGCGCCGACGCCGCCAAGGAAAAGCTTTCCCTTCGCCTGCGCGGCGTGAAATCGAGCCTGGTGGGGCTGGGGTTCGTAGGGGCTATCCCAATGCACAGGGACAGGCTAACACGGCGCGCGCATCGGCTTAGCTAGGTCTCAAGCGCCGCAACAGACCACTTCGGAGGCGCGCGCCCGGCAACTGCACTGCCAGGGGGACCGAACGCGCTCACAGCCAATGCCTGATGTCCAGATGGATCCCCCTGGCAATCGGAGACTATCACGCCGGGTGCGAGGTCTTCACCATGTCGAGCTTGCAGCAACAGGGACGGTGGGCATCGGCCGGACGCGTCCAGACCCCATTGCATATGGTGCAGAGCCAGTGGACGTCGGGCGGCGCTGGCTTGGGGTCGGGCCAGTCCGCTTGCGTGATCGCGATCATCCGATCGGCTTCCTTCCGATCGCTTCCCTTCTCGGCTTCCGACAGGCCGGCGTAAGGCGTCGACATCTGCCGGTAAAGGTTTGCCGCGTACTCTTTGGGGATCAGAAGCCCGCCGGATTCAGAGAATGAGCATTTCTTGAAAAGGTGTTCCATCCATCCCGACCATGCCTTGTGAGCGTAGGCGGCCAGGGCTTCCCGGAGACCAGTGTAGGTTGGGCCATCGTGCTCGAACGGCTTCCGCTCTTCGGCTTCGCAGGCCGGCAGCCTCGCGAACACGCCGCAGCCATCGCAGAAGTATTCGGCCCTCGGCGGAAGGTCTGGATTGCCCCGCTGGCTCTGCACGACTTTCAGCGCCAGGCCGCACTTGGAGCAGTACCGCTCACCTGGTGAAGGAATCGCGATCGGCGCAGCATCGTCGACGGGCTCGCCCTCGGTCGGCATGTACCCTCCGGGCCTCGGCCATGGTCTGGGGGGTTTGATGCCGCCCAGCGATGGGATCTCGGCCAGCGGCGGCGCGCATTCCGGGCAATCGTCAAAGCATTTCCCACCGAGGCTTGCTTGGTATTCGTGATCGCTGAGAGGTCTGAGCCCGAGGAGCTTGCGGCCTCGGTTCATCACGTCGCCGCCCCCGTAGTTCATGGGCTCCGGCTTCGGCTTCGGCGCGTGCTTCGTCGCCAGGTCGGCAAGCGTCGTCTCCGAGTGGCCGAGCAGCTTGGACGGTGCGGGGTTGCCGCCGTGGGTTCCCTTCGCGAAGACGTCGGCTGACTTCGGGTCCCACCCTGGCATCAGCGGCGGCTTGCCCTCACGCATGGACGCCGCGAGTTGGTCGGCTGTCATCGACTCCGGAACCGGCTTCGGTGCCGGATCCTCGCCACCCTGCGAGTCCGGGCCGACCTCGCTCATGCCTCGCGAGCAACAGATCGGATGGCCGCCGGTGCCCAAGATGTGCTGGGCGGTTTCGCCCGAAACGGTTTTCTCACAGGTCTGGCATTTCCAGGGCCGATCGGCATCGGCCTCGGGCACCGGGCATGCGTCGTCGACCTTCTCGAAGACGCGGCGCGCATCTTCCCTTACGGGGTCAGCATCGGGCACCGGGGTTTCCTCGGCACATGGCTTGGCAAGTAGGCGAACAATGCTAGGGTGCCCGAGCGGGACAGACAGCGCCTGGCCAGCCTCGATCGTTAGCCCGATTTCCTTGCCGGTGTCGTCGTCTTCGTACCTGATCGACCATGCCCCGATCGACCGCGTTGCGCCGTTGTCGGCGCGATAGACCAGCCATGCGAGCCCGCTGCGTAGCGTCCAAAGGATCTCGATCGCTTCCGGCTTCATGTCGCACCGTCTTCCACGGCGAGCTCACTGACCGCGCAAGAGTGGATCTCGATCCGGTAGCTTCTCCCACCGCGTGCATTCTGTAAGACGTCGAGCGAGAGGCACGGGATCGCGACGCCGTTGATCTCGAGATAGGCTTTGTCTTTCTTCGCGATCGTGATCTTGATCCTCGGCTTGTCGTTGACCGGGCAGGCCAGAGCCTCGCGAAGTAATTCGGCCCACCGGGCCATCGCCCGTTCGCCCGGTGGTTCTCGGGACTCGATCTGGGCTCCTATGCGCCCTGCAACGTTTTCCACAATTTCAAATGCGTTCGCCATGATTCGCCCTTTCGTTTGGTGGTACGCCAGCGCCGCAGCTTTCTACCCGAGCTTGATCGGCCGCCCGATGCGCTCGGATAGCGTCTTCTCGTACCGCTCCACTTCGGCCTCCATGGCCTCTGTCATCGCGCGCTGGCATTCTTCGTCGCCGATTACGCCCTTGTCGATCAGGAGCTTGACCAGTGCGCTCTGATCGGATCTAGCCAGGTTGATGGACGCGCGGAGATGTTTCGGTGCCGTTTCGCGGGCCCCGCGCTCCGCTCCGCTCATTCTCAGACCGACGCCCTCCAGCATGGCCTTCGTCGCCGCGAGGTATCGCTCAACTAGCCCTCGCACGATCACCAATTTCCGTTCTTTCAACTCGATCACCCCTTTCCGTTTCCGTTCTTGCCGCCACCTTCGATCAGTGGCGGCGGTTCAACAATCAGATCGCTCTTCGCGTCGGCGTCCATCGCCGGGCGTTTGAAGGTGACGGTCACTGATTCGGCATTGTCCTCGGGCTTGTAGATGCGTCGGGCGAACTGTTGCGGCCAGCGTCGCTCCAACATCGTCATCGCCGCTTTCCAATCCTTCGGCGCGGCCTTCATGACCATGCCGATCAGCTTCTCTTGCCCTTGAGCCTCGGCCTTTTCCACGGCATCCCGAAAATCCCGGAACTTCGGGTCTATTACCTGGGCGTCTTCGTCGTCTTCCTTTGGGGTCCCGGCAGCCATCCACTTGAAAAAGGTCGTTCTGCCGATCCCAGCGACGAGCGCGGCCGTCTCGCGTGGCGCGCAATCGATCAGCGCCTTGCAGATCTTCGCCTGAAGTTCCGGTGTGAGCTTGCACGGTCGGCCCGCCATGCCGTGAGCATATCACCAGATCCCGCGTCCTAGCTCTGACACCTGCCCGCGCAAGATCTCGGCGTCCTTGCGGGCGTCGGGGTGGATCGCGGCCAATGCGCTAGCGGCGTTTCGGTTCGTCCCGTCGGCGAACCTCTGAGCGCATCGAACCATGTGCCCTATGAAGGCGAAGGATCGGATCACCAGCACCGTCGTCTGCGACGAGCAGAACCCGACGACGAAGGCAACCGGCACGAGAGGGTGGATCATGTCAATTCCACGGCGCGGCGTTGGGGTTTTCGCCGAAGCAAGCCGCGGCGGCTTGGCAGATGTCCTGCCCGATGCCCTGATTTGACGGTGGATACCAGTCACCGCCCCATCGATCGAAGCATTCGCACGCGACCATGCGCCATGTGAACCCGTCGTCGCATCGCATCTGCCGGACTTCCGTTGCTTGCTCAACTGTCAGATCCCTGATTTTGCCGAACTGCATCGTTCAACCCTTTGTCATCGACCGACGGTCGACCGTGACGATCTCGCCGGCCGGTGTCTTCTTCAGGCGCCCCGGAAGCCGGGTGTCGGTCTCGAGCCGCACGCGAACCTGCAGCGCGCCATCGTCGACCGGGCCCACGAACGTCGCTTCGATCGTGTAGGGCCGCCCGAGGGTGTGGCGGAGCGCGACGCGCACGCGATCACCGGCGATGATCATCGGCTGTCGTCCTTGAACGTCATGATCCTGAGAGTCCTTGCCCGCTCTGCGGCGTTGTGGATCCGGTCGCGAAGCTCCGCGAGAATTTTCCGGGCGTTGGGCAAGTCGCGCTTGTCGAGCTTGATCACGATGTTCTCGGCGAGCGCGTGAAGCTCCCGTGTCTCCGCCCACAAGATCTCGGCGACCTGCTTGGTTTCCTCGCGCGGATATTTCACAGCTTCTGTCTCCCATGCAGAAGGATCAGGGCCCTGGCGCGCTTCCCGTTTGCCGAGATTTTCCAGCGCCGCGCATGCTTGCTGGTGAAGCTCGCGAGCCCGGCGCACGAGAGGTGCCAGAGCGTCGCCCGGGTCTTCTCCTGACCCCAGCCGCACAGAACCGACAGCTCGCCAACCGACGCGGCCGAGGTCGGCATCTTCGCAAACAGTGTCGCCATTGCTTCGGAGAAGATCACAGCGTCTCACCCTCGATCCCGACGTATCGCCAGTCGATGTTGAAGAGCCCTTGCCGGCCCCGGTACGGAACGAAGGGGATCGCCACCGGGTTCGCGATCTTCCAATGCCACTGATCGTCGGCGCCCCACGGCGAGCCCGAGCTGCGAACGCAATCGACGAGGTCGACGTGGCCAACCATGCCGCCGAGCCAGCAGACTGACCGGAGATATTCCATCGCGCTCGACACATTTGGAACGATCCGGTGGCATCGCTCGCGATTGGCCCCCTCGAACAATTCGAGAAACGACCAGAGCTCGTCGTCGGTCGGCTTCCGCTTCGCCGCGTGGATGTAGAGCCGACCCCGGTAGTTCGTGCGCCACGGCCGGTTCTCGACGTCCTTGCCCGCGTGGATCAGCGCCCACGCCCACGGTTGCCAGAGGCTGAGAGCTTTCAGGGGATTCAATGGACGCTCCCAGGCACAATGATCGACGAGCTCGCCTGACTCTGGTGCTGCGCGCCCATGGCGATTGCCGATTCGACCCACTGGGCGATCTCGTCGGGCCCGAGGTTCTTCTCGTGGATCACGATCCCGAACAGCCTGGCGAGCACGGCGGCAACAAGGTGCAACGGCTTTCCGTCGACGATCGGTCCGATCAGATCGAATAATTCGTCGCAGATCTTATTCTCGAGATCGCCCGCTTCTTCCAGATCAAGGAATGATCCGAGCCCGGTTCCGATCGGCCCCTTCTTCTCTTCGTCTGTCATCGTCTCGCCCTTTCGTTGCCCGGGTTCGTTTGTAGCTGCCGTGATTCACGTTGTCAACATTTGTTGCGAAAGATATTGACACTGAATAATTCCTGGCTAGAGTGGGGCCATGCCAAAGCCGAAAGAGCGGAAGACCTTTTTTGCAACCGACGACTTCTGGGCACGCCTCCAAGCGTTCGCGGACTCCAAGGCCAAGACGGCCGGGGTTCCTGTCTCGATGAACGCGGCGGCGATGTTCATACTCGAAAACGCGCTCGTCGCCTGGGAGCGCGAGCACGAATCCGACGTCACGAAGTGCGCGACCGGCTAACCGTCCACAACTGTTCGTAAACTGTTGATGTGGGGTCCTGTAAGGATCTCGCGGAGCGCCCGCGCTTGCCAAACCGAATTCTCAGCACAGCGGCCCTCGATAGCGGAAAGCTCGCGGCGTGCTCACCAGAGGCGGAGCGCCTCTGGTGGCGCCTGATGCTGGTGGTCGATGACTTCGGCCGCTTTGACGCGCGCCTCCCCATCGTGAAGGGTCGAGCCTTGGCGCTCTACGATCTGACGACCTCCGAGATTCAGGGCCAACTCGCCGAGCTGGAAGCCAATGGGCTGGCTGTTTTGTATGAGGATGAGGCCGGTCGACCCTACCTGAAACTCACAAACACCGAGAAACATTGGTCTGCCAGGGCCAAGAAGTCAAAATACCCAGGGCCGTCTGGGGATTCTTGCGATCATTTGCAAACAAAAGAAAACCAAAATATCTCTACGCGCGCGCGCGCAACGAATACGACAACGAATACGAATACGAATACGACAACGAATAGGGCGCAGCCTGAGCGCCCGGCGCCGGCCTCCGGGCCGACCGCCTACAACGTGGCCGATGCCCACCGGGATCTCGTCGTTGCCCATAACGCCAAAACGGGCCGCGACACCCGAGCCGCCCTGACTGACCCCGATCGCTGGTCCATGGAGCGCGAGCAGTGGTGGGTCTCCAGCTACCTGAATGTCTCCCGGGTCCCGCCGGAGCCCGGATACCAGGAACAGATCGACCTGCTCCGATGGGCATTCGCAGCGCCCCCCTGGAGTGACGGCGGGTCATGGGCCGACGTGCTCAGCGGAAGTCGCCCGGCCGAGAGCTGGCTCCGCAGCGCGCCGAAGGTCTACGACCAGAAGCAGCGCGCGCGCCGAGCGCCCAAGACGGACGAAGAGCGGCACCGCGCGTCGGCAGCCCTCGAACGGACGAAGGAAAGAGAGGAGCGCCTCTTTCTGGAGCAACTGAAACGCGATCGAGAGAAATCATGACCGACAACGTTTTCAGCCTGAGCCCGACAGCACCAGCACCAGCGCGGACGAAGCCCATCGCTCGCGGCAAGCTCGTCTGGTTCAAGCACGGGGTTGGCGCGGCACGACCGCACACCCCGGACTGTACGGGGATGGACGGAGAAACGATCTGCGCAGCCTGCAACGGTCCCGGCCACTGGATTTGGACTCCCGATGTAGACGAGCCAGTACCGGGGCTCGAGCGCGCCATGGATGACCACAACCGCGAACTGAAGGGCGGCGCACCGTTCGAAGAGACTCACCAATCGCTCGCCGAGGTGGTTGAGGTGGCGATGCTTCGCGAGATCGGTCTTACGCATAAGGAACTGGGCAAGAGCCAATTGAGAGCAAGCCTCGCGACGACGATCGCGAAGGGGATGCTAGCGAAGACATGGACGAAGGCGCACCGCTGACCGCGGGGCGACGAAAGGGCGAGCAAGTGAAAGTCTGGCGATCGAAATGCGGCGCGATGGAATTACGCCTCGGCGCGTGGCAAGACGTGCTGATCAACGATTGCTGCGACGCGCTGATCTGCGATCCCCCGTTCTCGCCTCGCGTCCACGAAGGCCAGCGAACCGGGTCGAGCACGCGGAAGACTACGATCAGCTACGACGCGATCACCGAACCCAGCGTCAGGGAGTTTGTTAAAACTGGCTTCCGCGGATCCAGCATTGGGCGATCATATTCGGCGATCACATTGCCGCGCGCTGGTGGTCGACCGCGATTGACGATCGCGAGTGGTACACCTTCGCGCCTGTCCCGTGGATCAGGCAATGCCCGACGCCGCGTCTCGCCGGCGACGGCCCGACGTCGGGCGCCGATTACCTCACCGTCGCCAGGCCAAAGCGGCGGCTTGACAAAGAGCGGATCGGCTCGCGTCCGGGCTGGTATATGTCGCCGGCGTCGAACGCTGTCGGGTATCAGGCCGAGTCGAAGCACCCGGGCTCGAAGATGCTCGCGCCGATGCGAAAGTTGATCCGCGACTACACGATCAAGGGCGATCTGATTTGCGATCCGTTTGCCGGGTCCGGAACAACGCTGCTTGCGGCAGCGATGGAAGGGCGGCGCGCGATCGGCGCCGAGGTCAGCCCGGAGACATTCGAGCTTGCAGTTAAGCGATTGAGCGCGGGCTACACGATCCCGATGTTCTAACTGGGCCGCGGCCCTCAACAAGGAGGTGTGTCATTTTCTCGAAAAAGTTCAGAGCGGTTTTGCAGAAGAGTCAGAGCGGATTCCGCCAGGTCAAAGGGCAGGACCCCAAGCGCACGCTAACCGCGTGGTTGACCTACGACTTCACCGAGGCCATGGCCGGCGCGCTCGGCGGCGACGCGCCGGCGCAGCAAAAGATGCTGGCGAATTCAAGCAAGGACTCGCCGGTTCGTGTCGGTGGCGGCGATCTCGAGCTGGATACAAAAGAGGTCGCCGTGGTTTTCGGCGAAGGCAAAACGAAGGTCGAGATCGATCGGACCTTTTACATTTCCGCCCGGGTCTCGGCCCCGCTCGCGAATGACACGGAACCGAAGGCGGCGGTAACGATCAAGTTTGACGACGTCGACGACGATCCGGCCCTGACGTTGTGGCTCAGAGAGAACATGGGCCAGCGCGTCGCGGTGCGCATGGACCGGCGCCAGCTCGAGATCCCGCAGGCCGACGAAGCGCCGGCCAAGTAACGATGTACGAGGTTCAGATCTGGGTGCGCGGCCACCCACACACGAAGGGAAATCACAAGGCCGTGCCACGCGGCGGCACGTCCAGGGGGATTCAACGGGGCGGTGATTGGTATTTCCGGATCTGCGATATGGCGGTTGTCGAAGACGACGACGACGGAGAGAAGGCGTGGGAGCGGAGTATCCAGCGAGCATTCGAGGACTCACTACCCGAGCAACCGATCGTTGGCCCGGTTCGGGTGTCGTTGGAATTTCGCTTTTTAGCTCCGGAGAAACCGCATCACCCGACGTACCACGTAGTAACGCCGGACGGAGACAAGCTCCAGAGGGCGGTGGGCGACGCGCTGACCGGGCACGTTTGGAAAGACGACTGTCAGATCCAGTGGGGGAAGATCGAGAAGCGATACGCCACG